CTGTTGCCCGTAGCTTCGCTGACCGCTGCCAAGTTGACGCTGACGTTAACCGCGCTGCTGCTGAAGTTGGTAGCCGTGAACTTGTCAATGATAGTCGTGGTGCTGCTTGGCGCCGCATACTGCACTGTCTGGGCGTTTTCCATATTCTTAGCAGGGATGATGTTTGCTGCAATAATTGGCATGGGCCTATCCTATCAGGTTACGTTGCCGGTGACGTAGAAAGTTTCAGTGCCGACGCACTGCACGTTAGCAACGCCGTAGGCTGCGATGGTACGGCTGCCTGTGGTTGCAGTGCCGCCAAGCCGTAGCGTCGTTCCAGCGCCCTGTGTAAGCGTAATGGAAGCGGCGCTGCTGTTGACCACATAAAACATATTGCCTGCTACAAACACGCCCGACGGGACTGTGGTGGTCGCAGATACATACAGGTGCTTACCATCGTCAGAAGCGGCAGCCGTAGTGTTGAGGCTTTGCGGGACGCTGCGGTATCCAATAGTGAACCCTGTACCGAGGCTGTCGTTGACGGTTGATGCCGAAGCCAGACCTGTGATGGTTTTGTTGGTCAGCGTCTGCGTGGCTGTCAGATAGACGCCGTTCGTCACAGTGCCAGCATTACCGGATATGTCGCCAGTGATAGTGGATGTCGTGATTGTGACGCCGCTGATCGTACCGCCGGTGATAGCGACGTTGTTGGAGTTCTGGCTGGCAATCGTGCCGTAGGTCGCAATGTTATCGACGGTCCATTGCAGCACGTCAGTCGCGCTTTTCAGTACTACCTTGTAGCTGGACGCAGTAGAAAACCATAGGTTACATTCGCCGCGGGAATCCAGAATAACTGGGTTGGTGTTCGGCGTCGCCGCCGACGCGTCAGTGTACGTCGCCAACGGCGTTGATGTACCGGCTGCATAGGTATAGACCTTGCCGCCGACCAACGGAGTACCGTTAGCATCGAAAAATTGTGCTTTAGGTTGGGGGGCAAGAACAGACATATCTACACCTTAATTAAAGTTATCCGTAACCGTCAGGATGACGGACGGAATTGCGGGGGCAGGGGCGGCAGCAGCCACGGCAACAATTTGGCAGCCTATATCATCAGTAGAAAAAACCAGTTCAAAATAATCACCAGCGTTTAGCTTTACCACATAATTCCATGCGGCGACAACTACCGCGCTACTTCCGGCTAAAGTTGCTTTTCTTGCAGAGTTTGCCACATTGACACCATTTACTCTGTACCAAATAAAAACATTTCCTGTACCGACGCTGGCTTTGATAAGTTGCGCGGAAAATTGAAAGTTGTAAGTGCGTATGCGGTCCACAAACACTTGCGATGTAGTTGCGCCGATGTAGACGCCGTCAGTTATGCTTGTGGTGTTAAGCGTTATTGGATACGCTGTATTGATGACAGCGGCTGTTTGTGTGGTTGTGTCAAAGAACGCGCCGTTGCGGTTGTCTTCAAGTTGTGGCGTGTACAGCGGGGCCAAGTCTTGCCCGAAAGACGAACTTGCCGCCGAGTTAGCTTGACCACCGCCAGTTATAGTAAAAAGGTTAAACAGATACCTGTACCACTCACGCGTAACCGTACCGTTTTCGGTGTCCGTAATCGGAACACGCGACGCGGGGATACGGGTAAGTTGAGTCTCAGGCATTTGTGCCGCTCAGTTGCAGTTCAGCGCCGGTCAAGTAGATACGGACAGGATCACTGCCAGACACTTCGTAGACGCGGTCGCGCAGCTTTAGCGTCATGCCAAGCCGGCGCCATATGACGCGGGTGCCTGTTGCGCCGATTGGACCCATAGACGCCCAGTGTTCGTTGGACCATGTATGGCCGCCATCGTCGGACCAGCGGAGCATGGCCTGCGGATCACTTCCTTGGCCTGTTGTTATGCCAACGCCTGTTTCGCACTCAAGTTGCAAGGCGTGATTTGCTGTACGCGTAAGATTGTTCTGGCCTGTCGGCAGCGCGCGCCACGACCGCAACCAACGTTGCGCTATATCGTTGTCCGCAAAAACATTTAGTTCAAACGTGTAGATGTTGCCGTTGGCGTAGTCACCGACGATGATGTTGCCTTGGAAGTTACACTGGCAGTTGCTGCGATGGCGTGAGAACGCGCCGCTAACGCCAGAAGGTGTGAGCGGCAGCACCGTGTAGAACGCTTCGGTATAGAACGATTCGGCCTCAAACCCACCTTCAGACGGCGCAATAGCTGAATAAGATGACCGCTGATGCCATGCGCCAGTAGCCGCGTCGTACACCCAAGTTTCATCTGCGGACGGGAATGACAGGACGTAGAACGCATGGCCGTCCTGCTGGTAGGTGTAGCCTACAGCGTCGCTCATATCTAGGTAGTTTTGGATTTGCCATTCAATCGCGTGCGTAGAAATACGCTGCGCGCTATAGCCCGCAGCCCTGTAAATGACGCCTTGGCCGCGCGCGTCAGCGCCCAGCCAGAACACAGTGTTGTCCATCTTGGCGATGGAGTATGGCGCAGCGCAACCGATTTCGTTGAACGCGCCTTGGATTGGCGATAGCGGAAAGTCTAGCCCGCCAGAGTTGTACCACACTTCGGTCGAGTCAGTACCAAACACCCAACATTCGCGGTGGTCTACGAGTATGCCAACGACGCCATCAGGGCTACCTTCGGCGCTGGCAAACTCTAGCGGGTCAATCTGGAAGCCGTCAAAAAGTTGCGTCACCCAAAGTTTCTGGCTATTAGGCTCATTAAACACAAAATAGCCGTCCAAGTATGCGACGGTAACTGCACCAGGGAAGTCAGGGTCGGTGATCTGCGTAAATGTGTTGGTGGACTCATCGTAGATATACGAGTCGGGATTGCAGGCGAAGAATATTTGATTGCCGTTGTCGGCGATGGACACAGGGCCAGTGCCAGTTACGTCGCCTAGTTTAGTAGGTGTTCCAGTAAGGCTGGACAGTTTGTAGACTTCAAACCCAGACACGACGTAAAAGTCAGCGCCTTGCGTCTGGTGCGCCCACAGCCCGCGGATCGGGCCATCCCCAACGACTTGCTGAAGCTGCAAGCCGGGGCAACGCTGAATGAACGCAGGCTCTATGCCGCCTTCTGGCACCGCTTCTGGAAACAAGTTTACCATGCGTGCGTTGGCAGCGTTTACTGAACGGGCCACATACGCGCTGCCCAAGATGGGCGTCTTCATTAGAAATTACCCGCAAAAATGTTATACCGCTGGCGGGTTGCTATGAGGCTGTACGGCATCGACATGATGTCATCAGGGTTGTTGATGCGCTTCAGGTTGCGCTTGGAATACATAGCAATGCGCTGAACTTGTGGCGACGGCTCTTCGCCAAACTCAGGTGCTAGTTCGCACGCTAGATTATAGCGGAACGCACGCAGATAGCCGGGCGGGAACGAAAGGACTGTGTCAAGCGTTGCTGGCTGTGTCAGTTCTTCAACCGAAATAAAATGCCATTCCAGATCGCGCGTTGGGCGCGGGTAGATGTACATATCAATGTCAGGATATGTCATGTTGACAAAAAGAACTTGCGGGAACGTAGAGGACACGGTCTTGACCGCAATGCCATCATACTGCTGCTGGTTAATCATTTTGATGCCGTAGCTAACGCCAGTGCTAGGGTCTTTGAAATATGTAGCGTCATCCAGCAAGATAGGACGGTTGCCGACGAAGTCGCCGGAAGGCCCAAGCGTGCGGTTAAGTGTGGCGGCGGGCCATGTGAAGACTTGGTCTTGTGTTGAGAAGACAGCGAGGCGCTCAGTGTTCCAGCTATCAATCATCTGGTTCATGGCGCGCAGTGCGTCCTGCGACGTTTCAGCCGATGGAGTTTCGCCTTCTGCTAGAACACCTAGAAGTCTAAGCGAACCGTTGATTGTTTCACCAGCCGTAGCCATGCCAAAATCCCCATAAAACCTTTAAAAATGGACGGCCCGAAAGCCGTCCAATTTATTTACGAACAGTGAATGATAGCAAAGTTAATTACTATTGCTTCTGACAGCGTACCACCAGAAATGTTACGTAGCGTGATGCTGACAGTGCCAGCAGCCAGCGCGTTAGCAAACACGTTGTATGATCCAGCGGTTGCTTGACCACCAGCGATAGTCAGAATAACAGTGTCATTTGCAGAAATGAAGCTGTTGTTCAGCGTGAACGTAGCGTTAGTGGCAGTAGCCAACGACGCGTTGTTCATCGTAATAACGCCTGCTGCTTTGTTCAACGTAACAGCAGTTGACTTGCTGGTAGCCTGCGTAACCGTGCCTTGTGCTGCGGCGGTGTAGCCGA